AGAAGCCGAGAGAGCCCCAGCGTCTGCTGGGGGTATCGCATGCTCTTATCGAACTTGCCATACGCCATGACGGCGATTTCACGAATCGGCGCTGCGATGCTGGTGACCTCAAAGCCGTGATGCTCCGAGAGCATCTGGCTCAGGGTCGTCTTGCCAGTGCCTGCTTTGCCAATGAAGGCTACGTTTCTCATCCTACGATTCTCCTCAAGATTTCTCCCGCCTGTAAGGGGGTGGGGGGTTTCTTATTCTCTCTCTCTCTCTTCTCTTCTCTAGCGTGTATCGTTTCCGTTATCCCCCCCGATTCTGAGCGTGCTCGCTCCCTCCAGTTCTTTTGGCGCACGTTCGACGTAGCGTCCACCTGATAGCGAGAGTAGTTCGAGACATGCACGGCACCGTCTCCATCTAGCATCAGCAGCCCACTTTTCAACAATGCTGGGATGGCTCGCCCGAGCCGGGGCCCGATGCACTGGCGCAGGTGCTTCTCACTCTTGAACCGACCACCGTTGCGCAGCTGCTTGGCTTCGCCGATGGTGTTGATGAACGCCCTGAAGGCGGTGTCGCTGAGTTCAGCAATCACGTCATCCTTCTCGCTCAACACGTCCCACTTGATCCAAAGTCCCATGTGATCCTCCGATGCTGGCGGGGGCGAGCCGTCCAGAGCCCGCCCCCATGTGATGACTTAGAACGGCAACTCGCTGAGGTCTTCTTCGGCTCGGACTGGCTCGCCAACTGGCGCAGCCTGCGAGTTGATGAAGTCGATGCTCGGCTTCTTCTTGCAGAAGGCCCCGTCCGTTCGACCTGAGCATGCCCAAAAGGGCGCGTACGGCTTGCCGCTCGCCTTGGATACGCCACCCGGCTTGAGCGTCCACGGCTGCCCATGGTCAGGGCAGTTGTCAGCGCCGAACATTGCCATGGCTGCCTTCAGCACCATCGTGTCATGCCCCTGCTGGGCTGGCGCTGGAGTCTGAGGCAGGCTCATTGCTTTCAACGGAGGCAGGGCAACGCGCCCCGCTGCGGGGCGTTCGCCGCCGTAAAGGTACCGAGCCACCCCAAAGAGTGAAGCGCAGCGCCTAAGGGCGTCTGAGGCTGCCTCCTTGAGCGACTCACCCGAGCCCCCAGTCTCATAGCCGAAGTCTTGACGACGGGCAACGGTGCCGTCGGGGAAGCGGCAGGTCAGGATTCCGACCACCGTGTTCGTGTCGCCGACTGGCTCAACGGCGAAGTCCCAGCCATTGACGCCGAGCACCTCATCCAGCCGAGCTGCGACGGTGCGGGCGTCCACCCATGTCAAGTCCTTGCCCCCGGCACCAGTGCGGTGACGGATCACCTCAGGCGGGAAGGGTGCCGATAGCGCGGCGAGAATCTCCGAGTGCTTGTTCATGCTTGCTCCTTCTTGGGGAAGAGTCCCCAGTCGTTCAGTTCTTCGATCGGCTTCAGCCATTGTGGCGCCCGACCGTTGCCGAAGTCAGTCTTCGGACTTGCCTTCAGGGCTTCCAACCCTGCGACGTCCAGCCATCCCACGATGCGCTTGACTGGCCCGTTGCCAGTCACCAGCACATGAGTCTCGTGACGCCCTTCGTTGCGGACGATGAGCCCAATGCCCGACGTCCACTTCACCTCAACTCCGCCGAGCCACGGCACCTCCACGTCGGGCTCGTTCAGATAGGTGTCAATGTTTGCCGACCATGGCAAGTCGAGAGCGATGCATACTGCCAGTTCAGCAGCTGCGCCGTCAATGTGATTCTGCAGGCTGCGGTCAGGTGACTGACCTGCTCGCCCCTGCTGCCCCTTCGCCTTGCTGGATTCGTCACGCGCCGTGCCGACCTGCTTGGCGTGTGCCCACTCGTACGGGTCAAGGATGATTGTTTGCTCAGTCATGGAGCCCTCCGTCGTTGATGATGAAGCGGCGCGAGCCGGGCTTCACGTCCGTGTAGGTGGTGATCACTGACTGCAGGGCACCTGATGCCTGCGCCACCATCTTCCAGTCCGTGACTTCTGACGGGCGTGCCTGCTTCCAGTACACCGTCCAGCCGTTGCCAGCCAGCCCCGCCTTCTCGCCGATCGCCTCCTTGATGATGATCTCGAGCGAGCCCTTCTTCTGCTCCAAGAAGTGCAGCTCAGTGTTCACCTCACGGAGTTGGGCGTAGACGCGCTCCAAGTCAGGCGTCGCCTCCACGAACTCCTGCGAGCCCTGCGGCGTGGCGATGGCGAAGGCTTGAGCGTCTAGCGCCTCCAACTGCGGCGGCGTCTTCGAGTCTACGGCTGCCAAGAACTCCACGGCGCTGCGCTGAATCTCAGCCCAGAGCATCGGGTCAAACTGCACCCGCTCAATCTTGAACACCAGCCCGCCGAGCAGGGCGACGACGTCGCACCACTCAGCGCCAACGACGCCCATCTGAGTCTGCACTTGGATCGTGACCTCAGGCGGCACGGGCCACATGCTCCAGCGTGGGCTTGCCGACGTCTTGATCTCAACGATGCCCTTCGGCTCGCCGACGATGGTGCGATCCAGCGACGCCATGATCCGGGGCTGCGCCTTCAGTCGGACGATGCCGTTCGACTTGCGCAACTTCACGCCACGCTCCTGCTCGTAGTACTGCGCCACGGCATCCTCAAGGATGACGCCACGGTTGGCAGCGGCTCCGACTTTCTGCTCTGGCGTTGCGCCAGTCTTCTCAGCCCAGAGCTGGTAGGGCGTCTTGTACGGGCTGACGCCCATCACTGCCGCCATGTCAGACGCTCCCAGCCCCTGACGTCGCAACTCCAGCCACTCGGGGCTGCGCTGCGGTGCCTTGACGAACTCGTGCTTCTTGCTCACTTGACCTCCTGCGTCTTCTTCAACGCCGTGACTGCGGCGCTCAGTTTCTTCTTGGCTTCTGCCAGTCGCTCCGTGTCGCCCGTCTGGTAGATGGCAACGACCTTCTGCCAGTGGCTGACCTTGCAGTCGGGGCAGAGCCGCTCAATCAGCCCCGGCTTGACGTCTGTCTGCATCTGACGCCAGCAGATAGTGCACTTCCATTTGGTCACTTCTTGCCCTCCTTCTTGCGGTCTACCTTGGCCCATCCTTCGCCCTTGAACTGGACGCTGGACTGGCTGATCTGCAACTGCATCCACGCCCCGCATCCATCGCAGCGCGGAAAGACTGGCTGAAAGCCCGTCTGCAGTCGCTCCTCAGTGGTGCAGCACGTCCAGCACTCGAAGACGTAGAGCGGCATTACCAGCGCCCCGTTGCCGTCTTGCGCGGCTTGCGCTGACGGCGCTCTTCTAGTCGGATGCAGTAAGAGCACTCCCCACACACGGGCGCATTGTCAACAAGTGGACGCTCGCACTTGCCACACATGAGCACCCGAACGCAGGGGCGGTGCTTGCCGATCCCGCTGATGTCCCCCGGCTTGCATAGGTCGGCGATCATCAGAGCCCCCTTACCAGCGCCACCACGATGATGACGGCGATGCAGACGACGATGGTGACGTCGCTGCGCTTGCGCGCTTCGATGCGCTCCTTCGGCTTGTAGAAGCTGGTGATCGTCTTAGGATCACTCGCGCGGTTCAGTCTCACGATGCACCCCCTACGACTAGCACGATGTAGATGCACGCCACGAATAGCGTGAACCCGAGAAAGTCCTTGACTGCGTTCATCACTTCACCTCCAGAAGATTCTTGCGCCCCTTCACTGGGACGTAGCACTTGGAGCAGACGGCGATGAGGCCCCCCTGCTCGTTCTTCACCACGCGCAGATACCCGTGGCGCGCCGATACTGGGCAAAGATTCCAGAAGGCGCTCATCAGCGCACCGTCGCAATCGCGTCTTCAAGCAGCTCAGCGGTGAACGTGTCGCCCATCTTCTCGAAGGCAGACGCCGTGACGCTTGCTTCAATCTTGACGCTGCGGAAAGTCTCCAGCGTTGGGACGATCTCCTTGATGCGCCCAGCCCAGAAGGCTGCGTCTTCGTTGGCTGGATTCAAGAGCACGCCGTCAGCGATGCTCTCAAGAGTCGCCTTGACCTGTCGCAACGTTGGGCGGCTCACGCTGCCACCTTGACCGTCAGGTCGCTTGGATACCAGACGTCGCCCTTGCCAGCGCACTTACGCTGCAGGCGCTTGTCGATGAACTGCACTCGAACTGCGGCGGAGTGCGGAAGCTGCTCGATGACGATTGCTTCCCCGACCGGGGTGATGACTGTTGCGCCGATTGCAATGTTCATTTTTTCCTCCTTGCCAGTCGCCCCGCATGGGGCTGTCTTGCCTGACTTCGTAATCCTACACCTAACGGTTTTAGTCCGTCAACCCACCCTCCAAGGAGTCAAGGGTGCCGTCCTTGGCAGCCTGCACCACCACGCTCAGGCACCCCTTGCAGACGCCTTGGCTGAGCACCCAGTCCACCCCGTGAGCGCCCGTGTTGACGACCTGCTCCCCGTAGGCGTACACCTGCCCCAGCTCGCCACACACGGGGCAGGTGCTCACCTCAGTCTCAGGCTTTCGCGGCATCCAGTCTCACCAGATACTCGGCGGTCGGGCCCTCCTTGCCGAAGAAGAGCGCCCACTGCGCAGGGGTGCCAGACGCTGCCAGCCACTCCTGCGCGTAGCGGTTGCTGCTCTCGATGCTGGCGTTGCCCCAGCAGGTGTGCGCACCGTCGCTCAGCACCAGTCGGCTTGGCGTGTGCCAGTGCCCATAGAAGAGAAAGTCGAACGGCTGCACTGATAGGTTCCAGCCCTGCGCGCGCTTGGCGATCGCGTAGAACGGAAGCCCGAAGGCGCCGCCCTTGAACTGATCACCGTGCACCAGCATGGCAGTCTTGCCGCCCGGCAACTCAAGCATGTCGTACCAGTGACGCCCACCCAGTGTGAGCGACTCCTTCCAGTCAACACGCTTCTCGCCCTTCAAGTGCTCGGCTGCGATGCGGTAGAGAATCGCATCAGCGTTGCTCTCATTGGAGTGGTCGCCGTAGCGCCCGAGTCGCCCGTGGTTGCCGATCGCACCACGCACCGTGACCTTCGGAGCGAGTGCTGCCATGGCCCGCACGAACTGCGCGAGCATCCCAGCACCCTCAAAGATTTGCACGTACAATCCGCCGCGCTCTACTTCGTAGGCTTGGCTCGGGAAGATGTTCCCGTCCGACTCCACGAAGTCGCCGAGCAGCACCACGGCGATCTCCTTGACGGGAGTGCCGTGCAGTTCCACCAGCCGCTGAATCTTCTTGGCGAGCAACTCGATGCGAGCCTTCGCCACTTCGATGCTGTACGTCTCCGAGTACTTGCC